CGGATAGCCGGTTGAATCCGCTCCCCTTTTATTTGAAATATAAAACAGTGCCGTATCATCTTCCAAAGCATCTTTCTTTTCTGTATCTGCTGCATATTGAAGTCTCCAGCATTCTATAAACTTATTCATAAGTTCTTCCTGCCTTGACTCTACGATTTCGGGAGTCCATGTTTTTTCACTCAGCACCTGCGTTGCCAAAGGATAGGTGGTAGTTCCGTTCTTCCCTTTAAAATAAATCTCCTTCTTTTTATCAAAATCATAATTCTGTGCCTCTGAGTTTTTCTTCCTGGTCAAAGGTATAAGGTTGGCAATCCGGTTGAGCCACTGCTCACGCACTGCCGTGTCTGGCCACAGTTTCTCCCATTCAGACCCTAGCCTGACAGTTTGCGGAAGGACATGCTCAATCGTAAGTATGTTCGGCTCAAGATCAAATTTAGCAGCCCCATCGCTCACAAACGCATTCAGCCTTAATATAACATAATTCCGCCGTATTCCTGTAAGCCTGTATATTTCCCCATTCAGTGCATCTGCAAACTCTTTCCTTTCCCCATTTGACAGTTCTATTGACGATAACGGGTCATCCATGCTATGGTCAGGATTGATTTCCATCTCCTCCAGCAGCAGTTTGTATCTTTCAATACGGCGGTTTATATCTTTTGCCGTAATGTGGAGGAACGATGCCAGCCTTTCAAGCCTTTCCATAAACCAAAGCACATAATCTGGGTCATTTTTATGTTCAGCCATAAACCTGATGGCCGAAGGCATCCAGTCTGAATTGCCGACTTTATTCAGCCAAAACAAATATTGGTTTACCTGTTCCGCATTTTTTACAGCGACATATTTCTTATTGGTCAGTATTGTATATGCCTCTGCGTATGGTTCCAAGATATCGTTAATCAATTCTTTTGGGGTGACTTTTGTCAGTACAGTTTCCCGAAATTCTTCCAAAAGATTCTGTTTTGCTTTCGCCTTTGCAAAAATCATGCTTGTATGAGTGAATACTTCATTGAATCCGGAACGGGAGGTCTGCACCTCCAGGTCTTCCCACTTATCCGTATAATACTGCTGTTCCTTTTCCGGTATCTGCCCAATGATATCTGATTTTATGATATCTACCGGCATCAAATTTAATCCCCTGCTGTTCATAACAGAAAACACCCGGAATGCCGACTGCTGGCTTGGCGAATAGACTGCCACAAGATAACATCTTGTCACCAGAAATCTGCAGAATTCAGTAACCTTTTTCTCATCCCTCCCGAAAACCGCATCCATCTTTTTTATGAACAGCGCACAATTCGTCTTTATATGCTGCTGCGATTCATTTGGCAAGCTTTCCGCATCCAATGCCGCAAGCTCAGCCAGCTTTACATTCTGTATATATTTATGAAAGAAATCCTGATCCTTTTGCCGGAGATGGAGCCTTGGCAAAGGCGCAAGGCCTTCCAGCTCATTTCCCGGCTCCCGGAGATATTTATAACAGTTGCTCCTGTTATCCCCCGTCAGATAAGAGGCGACAACCGCAAATAAAATCGTCAGCGTTGTAAGCCTCTGCTGCCCGTCTATTACATCTGCATGAGGCTTATCATCATCTTTAATCAAAACGATGCTCCCCAGGAAATAATTATCTGCCTGTTCTGTCTGAAAAAAGTCCAATAGATCGTCAAATAATGTTTCCGTCTCTTCTTCCGTCCATGCATAGGGTCTTTGGTATGCCGGAATATAATAATCAAATTCTTCGCTGAATATCTTACTTAAAGGATACTCTTTTCCTGTAATCTTGCTACCCATAATAATGTCCCCTTAACATTTTTCTCTTTTTACATAGGTGAGCTCTATGTCATATCCCAATGCCTCCATCATCTGCACAAAGGTCTTGTTGACTACACCTTCCTGCTTTTTAATGATACGGTTGACATAGGATTTTGTAGTCCCAATATCCCCGGCAAGCTGTGCCTGGGTAGTTTCATTCTCAATGCATTTTACTTTTACATCCACTTCTATATTGTTTTTCACCATAGTATCTGCCTCTGCCTGTTTACTTGTTTCTCAAATCAGATAACTTATTATAACCTTTTCTGAACTATTTGTCACTACTTCTGCACAGCAAAAAGGCTCCCCAACCGGAAAGCCTTCAAGCACTCTTTTTATATGGTTACCTCCACACCATTCTTGAATGTGAAAACCATCTTCTTTTTGCAGTCTACCGTGACATGTTCCACCATATCACCCCAGAGGACTTCATCGAATTCCTCCACCACACCATTCTTTTTCAGCGTTTCCAAGAACCTTGCCAGTACCTGCGACCGTGCCGTCCGTGCGGCAATCTCCTCGGAAACCTTATCATGCTTTTCCTTCAGCGTTTCATAACGCCCTGCCAGCCCGCTGTAACGTTCCTGGTATTTTCCCTGGTCCATGGCAGTCCGGGCATTTTCAGCCACACAGTTCTGCACCATCTCCGCCAGCACCGCCATCTCCTGTTCCAGCTTTTCCCGTTCCGTTTCCAAACCGCTACTGTCGGAAAGCTGGCCGATCACTGTCTCCGTATTCCGGATGATTTCATCCTGCCCTGCAAGAAACCTGTTATAGGCTGCAGCAAACGCCGCTTTGATCTCATCCTCTGTCAGGTGCGGCGTTGAGCATTTCTTCTCTCCGTCAAACTTATGGTTGCACTGGTAGATGACCCGGCGGTACTTATCGTTGGAATGCCACACCTTGGAGCCGTACCATGAGCCGCATTCCGCACATTTTATCCTGCTGGAGAAAATGCCCACGCCGCTGTACCTACTTTTCCCCCTGGCCCGCCTTGCGATCTCTGCCTGCACCAGATCAAACGTTTCCGGCTTTATGATTGCCGGGTGGCTGTTCTCCACATAATACTGCGGCACCTCGCCCTCGTTTACCTTCTTCTGCTTGGTGAGGAAGTCCACGGCTGTTCTCCACATAATACTGCGGGACTTCCCACTCATTCGGCTTTGTCTTTTTCGTCAGGAAATCCACCGTAAAGCTCTTCTGCAGGAGCGCGTCCCCTTTATATTTCTCATTCGTGAGGATGCTGCGCACCGTGGACTGGTTCCACCTATATTTGCCTCCCGGTGTCCGCAGGTGTTGCCGGGTCAGCTCCGCCGCAATGGAATGAAAGGAAAGCCCGTTCAGGAACAGCCTGTATATCTTCCGGACGGTTTCCGCTTCCGCCTCATTTACCACAATGCTCCCATCCGTGCCTTTGTCATAGCCCAGGAATCGGCTGTAGGCAAAGCTGACCTTTCCATCCGCAAACCGCTTCCTGTGCCCCCATGTGGTGTTCTCCGAAATGGAACGGCTCTCTTCCTGCGCAAGGGAGGACATGATGGTGATCAGCAGCTCCCCTTTGCTGTCGAGCGTCCATATGTTTTCCTTTTCAAAATAGACCTCGATGCCTTTCTCCTTCAGCTTCCGCACCGTGGTCAGGCTGTCCACCGTGTTCCTGGCGAACCTGCTGACCGACTTGGTGATGACCAGGTCTATCTTCCCGGCAAGGGCATCCGCCACCATCTGTTTAAAACCCTCCCTGTGCCTTGTGTTTGTTGCGCTGATCCCTTCATCCGTATATATCCCGGCAAACTCCCAATCGTCACGCCCCTTGATGTAAGAGGTGTAATAATCCACCTGCGCCGCATAGCTTGTGACCTGGTCTTCATGGTCGGTGCTGACCCGCGCATACCCGGCGACCCTCCGCTTTTTCGTGCTGCTGGCAGGGACCGCCGTGAAACGATTGATGGAGGCAGGGATTGTTTTTACCTTTTTGTTGACACCCAATACTTCTCACTCCTTATCTTCTTCATTTTCTCGCTCATGGCTCTCCTGCGCTCCTCTGTAAATGTCCCTTTTATAGATTCCTTAAATTTGGCGCGCTGCTCCTCCGTCCACGGCCTGCCCTGGTACCGGAAATCGTACTGGACGCTTTCCTCATGCCCGTCAAGGAAATTGTAGGTAAGCGCCATCTCCGTGGATACTGAGATATGCCCAACCTGCGCTCGGAATGCGTCCCCGTCAAATTCCGGCGTCCCCATGACCTTTGCTGTCAGCCCCATCAGCCTGTCCTCCCGGATTCCTTTCGTGCGGCAGCCCTTCCCAGACTTTTTGTCCATCCCGCACCTCCAGTACCCCATCTTCCCAGTCGGGGAGGATTTGCAGGGCTGGCTCTGCCTGCGGAAAGCGAAACCGCAGTGTTCACATTTTATTCGGGTAGTAAAAGACGAGTATCTGCCGTTTCCGCCCGCCATGTACTCCCGCATCCAGCCCCTCTGCCTGTCTTTGTGTTCCTCTGTCCAACAGTCTTTTTTTGCCGTGGACTGCCATACTATTTCCGCATCCATGCCGTCCTTGAAATAAAAATGGAGTTTCCGTCCTTCGCCGACTATAACGGCACTGACACGCTCTTTGAAAATATCCTCATCAAACTCTCCAAGCCCCATCGCCTCCGCACAGGTTTTCCGCAGGACAGGCTCAGGGATATCCTTGGTGCTGCATCTCCCGCCCTTTCTCTTGGTGGTGCTGCAGACCCAGTACACAGCTGTGTCCCCGTAAGTGGTGCTGCCTTTCGCCCTGTTTTCCCTCTGGCTGCGGACAAAGCTGCATCCGCACTTTCCGCATTTCAGCATACTGGTAAAACAGGTGGTGTTCAGCGCCTTGTTCGCAAATGGCCCCATCTCCTTCCTGCGGGCCATCTCCTCCTGCACATACCGGAAGGTTTCCATATCAATAATGGCTTCGTGTGTATTGTTTACTCTTATTTGATTTTCTTTTTCTACTGTTCTTATTTTATGTACTTTGTATGAAACAACGGATTTCTTATTTTGAACTGTATTTCCAATATACACTTCGTTTTTTAACATATTGCATAAAGTAACTTCATTCCAATCATAGTTTGTTTTATTCTCATCTTGTATAATACCAGTTTTTCTATAACCAGTAGGAGATAAGTAATGGTTACTATTTAAGTAAGAAACTATTTCTACACTACCATGTCCATTTGCATACATATCAAATATTTTGTCTACAATGTCTTTTACTTGTTCATCAATAATTAGCTTATTTTTAATGCTAGGATTCCTTTTATATCCGATATGCTGGAGTGCTACATAGATATTCGCCTTGTATTTGTTTTTCCTTATAAACACTTCTAATTTTCTTTGAAATGTCTTTAGCATAATAATCATTCATAATTGCTTTAAAAGGTGTTATATCGTTATTTGTGCTATCAATATAGGTATCTATACCATCTGTTATTGCAACATACCTAATATTGTTTTGTGGAAAGTAATTTTCTATGTAATGCCCTGTTTTAATATAGTCTCTTCCTAGTCTTGATAAGTCTTTTGTTATAACCATATTAATAGTTCTGTTCTCAATATCTTGTAGCATTTTATTGAATCCAGGTCTATCAAATGTAGTTCCAGAGATACCATCATCAACATATTCTTTGATAAGCTCTAAATCATTCTCCTTTACATATCTTTGCAAAATATTTCTTTGATTACCGATACTTTCGCTTTCTTGTTTGTCGCCATCTTCACGAGATAGTCTTATATATATACCGTACTTTGAAGTTTTTGGCTTCTAAGTCTAACATCTACCCTCCTATCCGTAATCATCTACAAGTACTATTTTAACGTGCTCTGTATTAATTTGCAAATATTATTTCATTTTCGTAAAGGTTACCTTTTATCCGTTTTTAAGTTTTCAATATAATCTTTAAAAATTAGCCCTACTGTTTCTTTCACATCATGTTTTTCTTCTGTAAAAATACAATATGTATTAAATTCTAGTTTATCTATTTTTGTTTCTTTTTTTTCTTTATTCACATTTACATCAGCTCCTTTTCATTTTTTTCATTAAATCCTTTTAATACAGAATATTAAAGAAAATGGCTTGTTATGACACTTAAAAAAAGGGAATTTGTCAATGTGCTGTTTAGTATTTCTATATATAAGCCCTGTTTTTATACCAAAAGCGAAGCTATTTTTGAAAAGTTTTTACTTTTATAAGAAAAAAAGACCTAATATATGTTTACACATATTAGATCTTTACTTAGCTAATTTTCCTTTAATTTTATTTACTGCTGTTATATTTATTTTCTCTAACACTCATAAAGCTTTATCTCGCAATTCTTTAGTCCTGGATTGTCTATTATTCCTTTTTCATTAGTCCCATTAAAGTATCCGTTAATTGCTCTTATTGTTTCACCATTAGTTACTAAAAGAATATTGTTATCTTTATATTCTTGTTTTAATT